GGTGGCAAGTTCCGCAAGGGGACTAGGGCTCAGAATACAGCTGAGTCTAACAAAGCCAGGGCAAGAGCCCGAAGGATAGCAGGTAAATAATGGCAAAAACAGAATCCGAACTATTAGAAACCTATCGCCTCTATCAGCAACTAAAAGAGGCTGAATACAAGCAGAAAGAGCGTATTGAATCAGTCTTCCTTCCAGAAGACCCTTCAGCTATACCGTTCCCAGAGCAAGAGGCTTTCTTCAGGGATACCGCTCACCAAATATTACTTAGGTGTGGTAACCGTGCCGCCAAGACGTTTTCTAATATTAGGAACCTTGCATGGATACTGATGCGAAACCATCCGTACCAAACTAGGTACAATTGTAAAACTCTTGGCATTGATTATGAAGATACTAAGGCAATGAACATTTGGGTTATCGGCCCTACCTTCGATTTCTGTATGAATACTATTCTGAAGAAATACCTATTTCAAATGGTTCCCAAGTGGTATTACACAGATGACAAAGGTAACGAGATGATTACCTACTATTCACTTCCTGACAAACCTATTAAGACGATAACCTTTAGAAATGGGGATACAGTAGAGATAAGGTCATACTCTCAAGAGCTAACGTCAATCATGGGTAGAGTGCTTGACCTGATTGTATTAGATGAGATGCCTAATGACCGTATGGTTATTTCAGAGTTAGTTACTCGTACCTTCGACTGTGACGGTAGGATTATCTGCGGTTTCACTCCGTTAGTAGAAAATGTGGAGATAAAAGATTACCTAGACGACAAGTGCGTTAGTGGTATCATGAGTTTGCACTCTTGGAGTATACTATCTAACCCTCACTACCGAGATAATCCCGATAGATTAGCTAGGGCATTAGCTGAGTGGGATTCTCTGCCAGTAGCCGAGAGGAATGCTAGGCTCAATGGAGACTGGTATTTTGAGAGTAAACATGGGAAAATATTTGCAGATACTAACATAGATATAGTAGACCCTTTCGAGATACCTGATTTCTGGAGGCGAGCTAGGGTTGTTGACCCTGCAGCACACAAAACGGGTGTCTCTTTTTATGCCGAAGACCCAGTAACACATACTTGGTATTTATACTTGTCTACCACAATAGGTAAGTTACATCAAGGCATTGATGCTAAGTCAATACTCCATGAGATAGAGAGGATAGAGCCACACAAAGAATATGCTTTGTCTATCTATGATAACGCAGAGTTATGGTTTGGCAGTGACCCGACAACTAGAGATAAGTTCCAACCATGTATACTTAAGAATGTTAATGCAGGTATTATGGCAACTAAAGATGCCTTCAACTCAGGTAAAGTAAAGATATTCTCCATTAACAAAGAAGGTATCCAACAGCTACAACAGTTAGAATGGGGACCAGAAGGTAAACCAAAAGGTAAGTCTAAGTGTCACGTACTCGACACTATTCTTTACTTCTGTAGGCAAATACCTCCACCTTGTAAGAAACCAAAAGGTCCTAATAAGCCTAAGACTGACCAAGAGATTGCCGCTACTCAGTTGCGAGAGCGGATAAAGAATGGTATAGTACCTAAAGATAAACCTGTACTCAGGCAGTATGGGGCAAATAGAAAACTAGGCTTTCGAGGGAGGCGTTAATGATACTTGTTATGGCTTTAATGATACCAGTAACTTTATTACTAGTGGGTAGAGTATACCAACTGTACAGGGAGTTATCTAGGCAAGCGGTAATTCAAAAAGAGATGTTGAAAACAATGGAAGAAATGTCTAAGGAGATAAAAGTAGCTATTGGAGGATTAGTAGCAGACACTATTAAGCTAGAGTCTAAAGCTTCAGCTATCGAAGCTAAAATCACTAAGTATGAGGAGGCTGCTACTAAGATTACTAAGTTACATTCAATATCTCCTAGGCTAGCTAGGGGGGCTCAAAGATTATGATGGATGTTAACCAACTAAAAGCAATGGTGCAAGCTAGAGCTGTTCAAGAGGAAATGAAGAAACCTCTAAAAGGGTTTATAGATAAAGCTTTGAGGTTACAAAGGGAGTTAGAGCCAGAGTTTGAATACTGTGACGCTGTATATCAGGTGATAAGTAGGCAAGGGCGAAATGGTGGTTTACAGGCTATGGACACCGCCCAAGCGGTTCAGGCCTTAATGAATATGGAAGATATGGGAGATGTTCCAGGTGTAGCAGAGATAACCCCTTCTACACTAAAAGCCTGCCAAGCAACTTTGTTTTTACAAAGTAAGTTAGCCGTATCTGACCCGACGGTAACTATTACACCTATCACTAGTGGGCAGTCAGATATCCGAGCAGCCGACTTTGCAAAGCAGTTTGTCAAGTATTTTAGAAAAGTCACTGAGCTAGATGAGGTATTGGAAGGCGGAGTATACTTGAATTGTGCTTGTAAGGGTACAGGAATAGTACATATTGGCTGGAATCCTTATGGTGGCAATAAGTCCCCTGAGGAGTCAGGAATGGATACTCTAGGTGACTTTGAGGTAGTAGATGTTAGCCCTAGGGATTTCTGGATTGACCCTGGGGTTAAGACTTTCAGAGAGGCTAAGAAGTGTATCCGGAGAATCTATTTACCTGTGGAGCAACTCAATTATGCCTTCCCTAACAAGAAGTCTGTTATTGAGAAGTATTTGAAGAAACAAGAAGAGAGTCTAAAGAACGCCCCTTATGGTGACAGGTTAATGGGTAAAGATGAAACACCCGATACGATACCTGTGTATGAGTATTGGGAAAAGAGGTTGCCTTGGAATAACTGGCAGGGTAAATTCTTTTACTTTTTAGATTTAGAGGAACCCGAATACCTAACAGATATTAAACCTCACCCGTATGCCCATGGAGAGTTACCCTTTGCAGTTCTTACGGATGTGGATATAGCCGATAGTCCCTATGGTATGAGTAGGTTAGTGTTAGCTAGCACTACACTTGATACCTTAGCTACAGTATACAGCGTAGCTATGAATAATGCTATGTTACATGGCCAAATACACCTAATGTATCCGGCTGGTGAGATTCCTGAAGAAATATTATCCGATGCAACCTATAAAGCTATCCCATATTCACCTCACAGTAACAATAGGCCAGAACATTTAAGACCTGTAGCAATCTCAGGCGATTTCTGGAAGATAGAGGCAACCCTACTTAGAGAGATACATGAACTTTGGGGAATGGGTGAGTTCAGTCAAGGACAAGTAAACCGAGAGCTATCTAGTTACACCGTACAGATGGCAATTGAGACAGATGATAAATTTAGGATAAGATTATTCAACAAAAAGAAAAGATTTATCCAGAGGATTTATGAGCAAGCTATTAACTTAGCTAAACAGTTTGTAGGGGATAGTAGGTGGATGTCCATTGCAGGTTCCGAATATTCAGATGAGTTAGCTTACTTTAAAGGTAGTGACTTAGAGGGCGGATATGTATTACAGGTAGACTTTGGTATGATGATACCTGCTGACCCGGCTGCTAGAAAGAACCAGATACTAGAGTTAATTAAAATGGGTGTACTAAAAGATGCTGGAATAGATATGAAGCAGTTAGTTGGGTTACTTATAGATGGCGATGTTCTACAGCTAAAATCTTTTGCAGAGTCCGCAAGGAAAGTTCAAGAATCTGAAAACTTAAAATTAACTTTGGGTATTCAAGTTCCTGTAGAGAAGTATCAAGAGCACGCAGAACATCTGTTCGCCTTGACTACTTTTATGAACAGTCAAGAGTTTGAAGCACTCGACCCTCTCATTAAGAAGAATTTTGTTAGCCATAGAGAGAAGCACATGGATGCTTTAGCAGAGTTAACCGCAGGGGCTGCAGGAGGTCCTGAAGGTGGAATGCCCCCAGAGGGTGGGTTACCTCCTGAAGGTGGGTTACCTCCTGAAGGTGGAATGCCCCCCATGTAATCCTGATACTTCTTGACAGTGCGTTTTAGACATACTAGAATAACCTATAGGGTATGATGTTACCCTATACATAATTAAACATAGGAGAAATTATGGATAATTTTAACCAACCAGAACCGAAGGTTCTCGATTACGACAATCACCTTGAGAGTCAGAGAAGTAATAACTATTTCAACCAACTCCAAGACGAAGGTTATGGTAGCTCACAAGAGATAATGGAAGAAATAGCCGCCGCACAGGGTATATCTTTAGAGGAACTAGCTGCTATACTTAATGAAGGCGGAGTACCTTCAGAAGGCGGACAGCCTAAAGGTAAGCCAGTTAAGGGCAAGCCAACAGCTAACCAACCTTTCCAGCCAATCCAGTTTAAAGGCAATTATGATGAACTAGGTGAGCTAGCTGTAGAGATAAAATCTAAGGAACAATTAGAAGGTTACCTAGAGAAAGCCTTACTAGCTGAGAAAGTTTATGAGAAATATGAAGCTCTTGAGGCTGAGATAGATGAGAACAGAGAGTACATAGAGTTAGGTAAAACTCTAAGTGAGAGGATGGAAAATGAGCCTCTCGCTGTTGCTGGTGAACTAGTGGCTGATTTGTTCTATGGGTCAAATGGAGATACTCAAGGGGTAGTTAATCATCTGGCAAAACTGTATCACTATTTTAACAACCAGTTGGAAGATACTCAAGGGTATCGTCTAAACCAGATGCAATGGGAAGCTAAGTACAAGCAACCTAAAGTAGAGAACCAAGGGTTCCAAGAGGAGCGTAGTAAACTCCAAGAAGAACGCAATAAGTTCCACATGGAAGTAGAAAATAAAAAGTTAGAGAACTGGAAATCAGGTATGCTTTCTAAGTATGCTGATATTATTAACCATGTATCTACTGTATCTGGAGATAATAAGTGGTTTGATAAGCAGATATCTTTAGTACTTGAGAAAGGACTCAATCAAGTTCGCTCAGGTAAAACCTTTACTCCTAAGATGTTAGAAGCTGAGCTAAGGGATTTAATTGGTCCTATATATAGCGTCTTTAAAAAAGGAGCTAAACCTGGGACAACTGGTAACAAAGCTAACACAGCTTATAAACCTGCTATCCAAGGTGGGCAGACAAATGCTAGGGCAAACAGTGGCGAAGTTATGGAAGCGTTAAAGAAGAAATACATTGAAAGTTTATATGAAAGGTAATTTATGAGTTTTAAGAAAGCAGATAAAGTAAAAGAAGTTAAACCTGAAGTAGTAATCAAAGAAGTGGTAACATGTATCCCACCTATTTTGGGTACTAACACTAAGGTAGCAGCTAGATTAGCAGAGATAGCTCAAACTGGCAAGAAGAATGCTGAGGAAGCTGTTAAGAATGTAATGATGGCTATTAGAAATGAGTTATTAGAGTGTGGAGCCGTAACTCTACCTGGCTTAGGTATACTAAAGATAGTTGAAGTACCTGAGAGAGAGTACAAAAACCGTCTTACTGGTGAAGAGAAGAGCTACCAAATCCATGCTCACCAAAAGTTAATTTGGAAGACAACTAAATCACTTACCCTGGGCAAGAAAGAAAGTTAAAAATATTTTCAGAAAAAAGCTTGACAGAGTACAGGAAAACCTGCTACCTTTAGTATATCGGTAGTAGGTTTTTT